AATAAGTTCTTGCCGCTACATTAGGATCATCTAGGCGTATTTCCTCAAATTCTATTTCTGGAACATTTTTGAAATTCATCGCCTGACAAATACGTTGAATTTCTGGAAGCAGAAACTGAGTTAAAAATATTTTTTGTGCTTCTTTCATTCTCTCGATAAAAACCTTTGTTTTTATTTGAGCATTCGCAAATTTTTCTCCATCGCCAGTCAAAATTGATTGTAATCCCTCTCTAATATCTTTTTCTACTTGAGTATATTTTTCTGGCCCAAGGATAGAACCAATATCAGGAATAAGCCATTCACCTTTGGTTGTGTAATCAGCAACAAGAACGCGCCCTAACGTCTGATTTTTGAACATACTCTGTAGATTAGATAAGTTCTGTGGATTTATTCCACCACCATATTGATCTTTCTTTTCTCCAGTAGTAATCATCAAGATTACTTGTTCGATAGTCCTAGAAAGGCTCATATCCATCTTTTTCAATTCTAGCTTCCACTCAATATCGTTTAATACTGGGAAAATCATCGGAATTGCCATTGGTTCGTAGTCTTGTTTTTTATAAAAAACGTAACTTAACTTATTTGGATCTAATGGAATAAGGATTTCATTATAAGTTCCTCCTGATTTTATTGCTTTTTTAACATCAAGAGGAAGACTATTGAAAACTTGTTTGTCTTCGTTTGTTTTAGCTTGTTTTAGTCTCTCTACCTCAAAGGTAGAAAGAATCTTAACCCAATTTTGGTCGTATCCTAAACCACCATTTAAATATACTTGAGATGGATTTAATATGATATATTTTATTGGTAAGTTATTTTCTTTTGCACCAAAAATAGTCGTCATCTTCCCATATTGGTCTTTAGACATTTTACCATCGAATTTATAAATAAATATATTTCCAGAGCGATAATACTCACGCATGAATTGTTGCGTGAAAAAATAAATTCCAACTTTATTAAACCATTCAGTAAAGAAGTCCTTGACAGTCTTATTAGATGTTTTTATGTGTAGTTGGCTACAAGAAAACTCGACGCTTGCTTCTATAGCATTTCTAACTATTGATACGTTAGCGTAAGCGCGTTGGCATGTTTCAATAATGCCACGCATACCAATTAAACCATTCCTATTTTCCCAAGGAAGAATACCAGCGTTAATATTCTTATAACGATCTAATGGAGAAATAGAAGCGGAAAATGAGCTTCTTGAACCAGAGCCATCTGTACCGCAAGCCGCTATAGAAGAATAGTGTGGTTGGTCATCAAAAGATGCCAAAGCAACTGGAAATTCATTAGATGAACTAGGACTTTGTTTTTTAGCCAAATTGTTCCAATAGTCAGAATTTTTCTTTCTATAAGTGCGTTTCATTCATAGGTAATACACTTAAAAGTCAAAAATATCTAACTTTCCCACTTTAGTTAGCAAAGAAAAAAGTAAAAGTTTGCGAAGTATCTTCTTTTGGTAATGTTTTAGATTCTAAATAAATACGCAAGCACCAGTTAGCCAACATCAAAGATGAGAAATTATCTTTTTTCGCTCTAGTTTTAGAAGTACTTCTTTTCATTGATGATGGAAGGTCGAATGATTGACCGCCACTTGGGGTAGAAGTAACTTCTATTAGCGCACATTCTCTTTTAGTTAAATCTATTAAGAAATCTTGATGCTCAATAAAAGAATATACGCTCTCTGAGTTTCCATTAGAATCTTTAAAGTATGGATGAGTATTTAATATGTTTGGTCTAAATTTAGACATTTCATCCGCTAACCCATCAACAGCACCAGCTTTTCCTGCGAATAATATATTTTTATAATCTATACATGCTTGCAAATACTCAGCCGCCATTCTTTGCCAAGAGCTTGAAAAGCCTTGTTTATGAACGATTCTTCTGGCTTGTAAATTATAACTATTAGCTACTTGCTTAGATATATCACTTTGATCGTTCTTGTTAAATTCAGCTTCAATATCCCTAAGTTCTACGCCAGAATCTTTAAATAACTTAGTTTCATTAGCTTGCGCGGTAAATTCGTTATCACCTTGACTGGCATCAACACCAATGTATACAATATTGAAACTTGTTAATATATAATGTAAGTAGGAAACGTGGTCTTTGTGTGCTCCACCAGCTACAGCGTACGAGTGAACTAACATACCTATTTTTTTATCACCCTTATCCACAATCTTTAGAACAGACATTGCGAAATCGTCAGAAGCTTCTCCGCTTGACAATGAAATATCTATACCTAAAACATATTCCGCACCCTTTTCGCCAACAATCTCAACACAAGGTCTTTGACCATCTGGAACTGTACATTCGGCCATTTTAGATGCTTTAAAGTACCCAGAACTGTCAGATACGAATATAGCACCATATTCTCTATCAACAACATTTTGTGAAATATCTCCACTTTCTACGTCTTTAATTATACCCGCATCTAACAAATCTTTTGGAACAGCCTTGTAACTAACTTGAGTAACGCTGTATGTTGCAACCTTAAGGTCTTTCTCCTCGAAAGTTTCTATATTTTTAAGATATTGTTTATAAACCTTAAATAAATCCTCCCATTGATAAGAAGCTGAACTTAATAAAATCATTTTAGAAGTAGAGGCGAAAATCTCTCTATCTTCTTCTCTCATAAATCCACGCGAAATTAATTTATCTTCCAATTCGCGTAATTGAAGCTTTTCTTTAATGTTGCCACCACTTACCAAGAATGGTTTAAGAATGGTCTCTATAATACCAAGACTTAATAGTAAAGCTTCGTCAATGATTAACCTTGAGCAGCGCAAACCTCTTAACCCTTCGCCGCCAGATAATGGAACCGCTGTAATTGTCGAGCCATTAATAAAAGTATATTTGAATATGTCATTTCTACGAGAAAGATCGCCTTCAAGACATTGTTTAAAAAGAACACCTTCTGGAGAATTAGATAATTTCTCTAAATTTTCAAGTATCCGACGACTAGAACGGAAATTTTGACTTACGATAAGAGTATGAGTTCCGGGATTAAAAATGCAATCTAATACAGCCCATAATCCAACTAATGTGCTTTTTCCCGCTCCACGACCCCAAACAGCTAAGTTGTAGTTGCAATGAAACCAGCTTTTAAGTAATACGGCTTGACGAGGATGAAGTTTTACGCCGAATAGAATCTCAGTCGTAAACTGAGTATTATACATTAAGAATTGCCCAAGCCAATGCTTTGCTTTTTCTTCATCAAGATCTCCTTTGAATGAAGCTAATTCTTTATTAATATTTACTATTCCACCCTTATCCCATTGAGGTTCAATCCAAGCCATATTTTTTTATTTTAAATTATAATTTACCAATCTCATAAAAATATTGCAAATCAATAGTTTTAACTTCTTCGCCTATTTCAAATAGTTTAATTAAGATACGAGATGCTTCTTTACGACCATCGACAAATAAAAACTGTATGTTATCAAATTCCTTTATACAATCTCTTATGTTTTTAAATACATGGTCTGGGCTAACTTTTGCAAATCTCGTCTCGTATTGATAATCAAAAGATAATGATTTATTTATATCTTTCTCTATCAAAATAACTAAATAAGCATTAGCTTCTTTTGCCCTAGCCATTTCCTTTTTAAGCCTTTCTATATCCTTGCCGAATGAACCAACTAAATCGTTCAAAGACTTTCTTTCGATTCTTACTCCTTTGTCTAAATCTCCTGCCAAAGCATAATCGCCAAATTTCAATGTATCTACATAAGAGTTTTTAAGAGATAAGGCGGATTGCTCTCTAGTGTCAATTATTATCTTATAACCTTTGGGTAATTGAGTTGTAGTTATCTCTTTTTTGTAATCAAACTTAACGTCAAATTTAATATTTTTACAAATTTCAGCGTAATCTGAGTATTTTTCAAAATATCGAACATTAGGAGAATACAAGCTTCTTAGTTCTACATGATGCGGCGCACGGATAAGACCTTTTTCTTCTTTTCTATATTTGAGATAATTTTTGCCCCATGCAATACCCTTTTCAGGATAAAGATTGCACCATTTATTTAGATTTTTCTTATCAACAAAATCTGATATGATGTAATTTTTATAATTCTTGTACTCTATTTTTTCGCCTGTAAGTAAATCAAATCTTGGAAAATACTTTTCCCAATAATCTTTTTGCGATATTTTTAATTTACGTAAATGACCATGTAAATAATTTACATCCTCATGTTCAGTATTATCTATTGCGCATTTAACCATATTTAGCCCGTTCTTTTGTTATGCCACCTATCAGCGCAATTACTGATTCCATATTAGATAATTCATCTACTTCGGTAGCCTCAAGCATTTTTTGTTTTTCTGCTAATTTAAGCAACTGGATTCTTTTTTCTTCTTGTTTTACGGCATCAATTAGATTTATTATAGTTGCATTTTGTTGCACTTTATCTTTTAATCGTTTAGACCTATCGCCAACAAGTTTCTCCAAGAGACTTTGATATGTTTTTTTAGACTGATTTAACTTGTCTCTTTGATTGTTAATAGAGTCATTAAAAGTCATTGTTAAAGCCTTCTTATCAGAAGCTTCACCTTTTAATGCTTCTTCTAATTGATTATCCATCAGCTGAATAATTCTTTCTATCTGAGTAATTGTTACTATCTCAGAGCAAAGTGCGACATAGTTATCTACTTCTTCTTCCAAAAGATCTGGCTTATCATAACAATATCTAACGAAGGAAGATTCATAAAGAGCCCTGTCTGATTCTCTTGTATATTTAGAAGCTTGCTGAATAAAGCGTTCAGTATGCATATAACCCAAAAGAGCTTGTAGATTTTTAATGTCCAATGCTCTCAAATCATTCTTATCTAATACCTTGCTCTTATCCCCGTTGAACTTAAAGCGATATTTATTTACTCGCGTTACCAATCTATCTATTGAGGTTGGAGCTTGATAGTCATCACTATCACTTAATTTCTCATCATCTGGAATTTTATCTGGGTCTATTTCCATGCAGTAATTATACATGGCTTTAGACTCGGTATGTAGTCTTGTTAAACGCGGATTATTAAAGGCAAGCCTTGCTAATTCAAGCCAACTCATTACTCCCAAATTATTTCTAGCAAGTAATTTTTGTTCGTTAGTTAACTCAATAACATTATCACCCTTTTCATATTTAGTAGTTTTTATCTTCGCATCAGGATTCATTTGAGCAATAAATGACTTTATAGCTCTTGCTTCCCTAGTTAAGCCCGTAAGTTTTGGGCTATCAAAAGCCTTTTGGGTTAATTCTTTTAAGTTTAATTTATCCCAATTTTCATTTACGAAATTTTTTTGTTCCTCTGTTAGAATAATTTCTTCCTTTTCTAATTCACTCATTATAGATTTCCCTCCTCTGCAATGATTTTCTTAGCAACATCAACTATTTTTTTTCTAGCTTTATGAATTGTTTGATAACCAGAAACATTTGAGTTACTTGCCTGTTTAAATTTAAGGATTTTCCCAACATCTTCCATTGATTTATGGTCTGTAAAAAGTAAATTATATATCTTTAACTCTTGAGTGGTTAAATAGACTGGCATCTTTTCATCCAAAAGTCTTTTAT